CAACAAAGGTACAGAAGACAATCGTGTAAGTCATATGGACTATGGTGTACAGTTTAACAAACTAATGTATGAAAGACTTATAAGTGGCGGCAACATTACATTGTTCTCACCACATGATGTCCCTGGACTATACGAAGCCTTTTTTGCAGACCAAGAAAAGTTCCAAGAATTATACGAACAAGCAGAACGTAAGACAAGTATTAAAAAGAAAACTATATCTGCAATAGACTTGTTTAGTAATTTTGTACAAGAACGCAAGGATACTGGTAGAATTTATCTAATGAATGTTGACCATGCTAACACACATGGAGCATTTATAGAAGATGTAGCACCAGTAAAACAAAGTAATTTGTGTTGTGAAATTGATTTACCTACTAAGCCATTGAACGATATCAACGATTCAGATGGTGAAATTAGTTTGTGTACATTAAGTGCTGTAAATTGGGGTGTACTTAGAGACCCGAGTGAGTTCGAAAAAATTTGTAACTTAGCAGTTAGAGGATTAGATGAATTATTAGACTATCAAGAATATCCAGTACTGGCCGCACATTTAAGTACAATGGATAGACGTCCACTAGGTATAGGTATAATAAATTTTGCATATTGGTTAGCAAAAAATGATACTACATATCAAGAACCTAATTTAGAATTAGTAGATGAATGGGCAGAGGCATGGAGTTATTGGTTAATCAAAGCAAGTTCAGATTTAGCACAAGAAAAAGGTGCATGTCCTAAAAACATGGAAACTAAGTACGGACATGGTATTACACCTAACCAAACTTACAAAACAGATGTTGACGAGTTAGTAAAGCATAAAGAAAGACAGGATTGGAAAGGATTGCGTAAGCAGTTAGCAGAGACTGGTATCCGCAATTCGACGTTAATGGCACTTATGCCAGCAGAAACATCAGCACAGATTAGTAATAGCACAAATGGTATTGAACCACCACGTAGTTTTGTAAGCATAAAGCAAAGTAAACATGGTGTGCTGAAACAAGTAGTACCAGGGTATCCATATTATAAAAATAAATATGATTTACTGTGGGATCAAAAATCACCAGAAGGGTATTTAAAGATTATGGCTGTATTACAAAAGTACATAGATCAAGGTATTTCGGTAAATACATCTTACAATCCAGAACACTTTGAAGATGAAAAAGTACCAATGAGTATGTTGTTACAGCATCTATTGATGTTTTATAAGTATGGTGGTAAACAATTATACTACAACAATACATTTGACGGGCAAGGTGAGATTGATATTAACAAAGATGATAAACTAGAAGATTTGCCACAAGGCGAATTAGATGACGAGGATTGCGAGAGTTGTAAAATATAATGAGTGTATTTAAAATAAAAAAATCAGATCATACAAAACGTAAAATGTTCTTAGACCCTGCCGGTTCAGTTGACATTCAAAGATATGATACATTAAAGTATAAACAGTTTGATAAACTTACTGATAAGCAGTTAGGTTTTTTCTGGAGGCCAGAAGAAGTAGACATTTTACGTGATGCTACTGACTTTAAAAACTTATCAGAGCACGAACAACATATCTTTACTAGTAACTTAAAAAGACAAATACTTCTAGATAGTGTACAAGGTCGTTCACCTAACTTAGCACTACTACCTATTGTAAGTATACCTGAGTTAGAAACTTGGATTGAAACTTGGGCATTCAGTGAAACGATTCACAGTAGAAGTTATACACACATTATAAGAAATGTATATGCTAATCCTAGTAAAGTATTCGACGAAATGTTAGATATAAACGAAATAGTAGATTGTTCGGATAGCATATCAGAGAATTATGATAGACTTATAGAATATAATGATTTAAGATCAAGAGGACTTGCTAGTTACGATGAGTACGAGCATAAAAAACGTTTATGGATGTGTTTAATGAGTGTAAACATTCTAGAAGGTGTACGTTTTTATGTTTCATTTGCATGTAGTTGGGCTTTTGCAGAACTTAAAAAAATGGAAGGTAATGCAAAAATTATCAAACTGATTGCACGTGACGAAAATGTTCACCTAGCAAGTACACAACAAATGCTAAAACTTTTACCACAAGATGATAAAGACTTTGCAAAGATTAAGAAAGAAACAGCAGAAGAATGCAAACAGATGTTTGTAAATGCAGTTGAACAAGAAAAGGCTTGGGCAGATTATTTGTTCAAAGACGGAAGTATTATTGGATTAAACGCAGAACTTTTAAAGCAATATGTAGAGTTTATTGCCGCCAAAAGAATGAGAGCAGTAGGCGTAGAATCGATATATAATAGTAGTACAAATCCTTTACCGTGGACACAAAAATGGATAGGTGGCGGGGAAGTACAAGTAGCACCGCAAGAAACAGAAATATCATCTTATGTCATAGGCGGTACAAAACAAGATGTAGATGATAACACATTTAAAGGTTTTAGTTTATAATGTACGAAATAGATAAGTTATTAGGACAAATAGTTACTATAAAAACAGTATCAGGAATGGAAATAATATCACAACTAATAAGTAATGATGATACAAACAATACAATTTGTTTAGACAATCCAAAGTTAGTTGTTGTTACAAATGAGCAGATTGCAGTTATTCCTTATACTTTTACAAGTAAGTCTGCAACAATTTTTATAGATAAATCACATATTTTATCAATCACAGAAAGTTTGCCATCTAGTGCAGACGACTATAATACAGTAGTAGAGGAAGATTCTAAAGAATTGGCAGATAAATAGTTTACATGCCAGTAATAGGAAAAGTAACACAAAGTAATGCTCAAGGAATAGTATTAGGCCCTGGTGCGCCTACTGTATTCGCCGACGGTACTCCAGTTAGCATAGAAAAAGATGTAGTGTTTACACACGGTGAGGCCCCACACGCCGCGGCAATACTTCCAGTAGGAAATCCTACAGTAAGAGCAGGAATTAATCAAGCAAAAGCAAGTGTTACATTTAACGGCACACCTGCTACATGTGGCCACCCATTAATGGGTATGGGAACAGTATTTGTAGGTTTTGCTATCAGCAGTCCAGGACTAGCAAAAATTATAGGCATAATGGGAGCGGCTAATACTGCATTTCAATTTGGAGGCGCAGAAGTTATAGGTAGTGCCGGGGAAAGCCTAGGTACAGTCTCAGATGTCTTACGAGGGTCCTAACCTCTTATCAGTAAAAGGTCCGCACATTAGAAATAATTCTAATGCAATAAGAATTCAATGGAATATGGGCAATAACTGTAATTACAGTTGTAATTATTGCCCTCCTCAATTACACGATGGCTCTAAGCCTTGGTTAAGTACAAATAAGTACATTGACACTATAAAAAGGCTATCTTCGCACTACAACGCATTAGATAAACGCACAGACTATGAATTAATAGGCGGTGAAGTAACTGTAATACCTGGATTCGAAGACATTATAAAGACTATTAGTGAGTATAATTCAAGTAGTACAGTATATACTAATGCAAGTAGAACAGTTAAATGGTGGTCAAAAGCAAAACATTATATGGATGGAGTTGTATTAACATATCATCCTTTATCGCAAGACAAACAGCATTTTATAGATGTTATTAATGAAATAAAAGATCATGTTACAATTGATATCAATATAGCAGGGATAGGTGCTAGAGTAGAAGAATTAGGAATATTTGTTGACACTTTGCGTGATCTGTTTAAAGATTGCAAACATAACAATTATGATCATGTGAGTATATGTGTAAAAACCATGTATAAGAAGTTACTAGGTCGCAACAGTAAGCAGGAAACATATTGGGAGTACACTGACAACGAATTAGACGTACTTAGGCGTCCTGGAATAAAACCTGCTGAAAAAACACAGAACATCGAGCCGTCAAATCCTAAATCATGGATGACAGAATTTTTGTATGATGACGGTACTGCAAAATATGTGCAAAGTCATCAAATAATAGATCAAGGACTCAATAAGTTTCGAGGAATGAAATGCCATTTAGGTTTTGAGAGTATTAATATAGATGCATTAGGTGATATCTATAGTAGTTGGTGTGGTGCTGTAAACTTTGGAAATATAAATAATGCCGAGTGGAGATTACCTGAGACTAAAACAATTTGTCCTTATGACTTTTGTAATAATATTAGTGATATAGCAATTTCTAAGTCACTATAAGCATACTTTGTTGTTAGTAAAGTTAGATAAGTCAGCAACTAAATCAGATTGAAAGTCGTCTTTGAGTGAAAAGTTTTCAAACTTCCAATCGTCTGGAATAGCACTAGAAACATTCACAAATTGTTTAAAATTATTTAAAACATGACCAGTAACTGTAATATGTAAACCTTCATCTACTATTTTACCTTTTTTAAAATCTAATAGATTAGTATCTAAAATTCCATTACCGTTAAGTTTTCCTACTGCTAATTTTATAACATGGTATCCTATTACCGATTTGTTTAGTTCTACAGTATTAAATTGCTTAAAGTATTCTATTGCTTTATCAAATTCTATAATTTCCTTGTATAAGAATTCTAAGTTCATGTTTTGAATACCATTGATATCATGTATCCAATTGCCTGCAAAATCTATAACATGATTTATATCATCATGTATGCATACACCAGGAACACACAAAATTTTAATATTGTTTTCTTTACAA